AGGTGTTGGCTACATTGTAACCGGCACTGGCCGTCACATCCCTGCCGATGCTGGCAAGATGTACACTTTGACCAACTACACGCTTCAGGGTACTGCTGCTGAACTGATGAAGAAGGCCATCGTCCGACTTGACGCTGCGGGTTACGGAAAATTTATGCAAATGGCTATACATGACGAAATGATCTTCTCCATGCCGGAACACATGGTTGAGAAGGCTCTCCCGGAGATCGAGGCCCTTATGTCCTACGTCAATGGAGAATTTGACGTGGATCTTCCGGCTGAACCCGAAATCATTGGGGCTGTGAGTTGGGGACAGAAATATGAGTAATACTTGGTAAAGAAGGGCGAGAAGGGTATTCCTAGATCCGCCGAGACCAGATTGAAAATTGGGATCGGTTCTAGGAATACCCGCCTCGCGGAAAAGAAACCATGCCCTTATGGTTGTGGAAGTATATTCAATTCAGGAAATCTCGTTACTCATATCCGAAAGTATCACGAGTTTATGTGTAAGATAGAAGGATGCACACGGGATGGCTCAGGTAAAACAGGGTTAGGCTATTGTGGTCCGCACTACCGATTGCATGCTTTCTGTGTGAAGGTAGGTACTACAGTAGAGGAATACTTTAGAGTATATAAAGAGCAGGGCGGTAAATGTAAACTGTGTCCGCGTGAAGGTACCTTACAGTGCGTAGGTGGGGTAGAAGACCGGCACAAGGTTCTTGTAATAGATCACTGCCATAGCTCAGGTAAATTTAGGGGATTGCTTTGTTACCGATGCAACCTAGCTCTGGGGCAATTAGGGGATGATATCTCAATTCTAGAGAATGCCATAGCCTATCTGAAAGAGAACCAATGATTTACTGTAAGTGTAAATGCCGCTACCTCCTCGCTATCGACCCCGGACTGATGACAGGTGCCTGTCTCATCGATCTTATCGATCCTGAGAATCCTGTCAAGGTCTGGGCTGCGGAAGTCACAATTCAGGAGTTCCATGACAAAATTGCGGAACTTATTGCACATGAGGAAACACATGTTGTTATAGAGGACTTCAAGATCACAGTGGAGACGGGAAAACTCTCGGATGCCCCGTGGTCTTTGGAACTCATCGGAGTCGTCCGGTACCTTTGCTACCTCAATGGCAAGGTGCTGGACCTCCAGCTTCCCTCTCAGAAGCCTTTTGCCGACAATGACAAGCTCCGTGCTGTGGACTTCTGGCATGTCGGAGGGGCAGGCCACGCTAATGATAGCCTTCGCCACGCCATGGTCTGGATCGTGGACCGCAACCGAAAGTGGACAAGGAAGCTCCTTGTGTGATACAATGTTAAACTATTGACGAAAGAGAAATATGGCGCTAATTGCTGAGATCGATGAGACCGATCCCACTAAGATAAAGATAGCAGAGTTTGAATGGAAGGACAAGGTTCTTCTCAACTCAGTTCCATCGGCGCACTTCAAGGCCAAGGATAGCTCTTGGACGTACAGCCTTACATGGCAGACCTGTTTGGCGCTGCAATCCACCTTCAAGGAAAAGCTCACCGTTGGGCCTAAGTTGAAAGCGTGGGTTCAAGACCTATACAATAACGTAGTTCTGCCAGCCTATGGTATGCGTATGGAGATCACTCCTCCCGGTTGGGAAGAAGTGATGCCCGATGTGGGACTGTACCCACACCAGAAGGGGGATGTCGCTTTCCTTTCCACGGTGAAACGTGGTATGCTGTTCAACGGAATGGGTTCCGGCAAGTCGATCTCCTCGACCGGAGCCATTCGTCAGTTGGCTGCACAGGGAGACCGTGTGTTTCCGATGCTTGTAGCGTGCCCGAACTCAACCAAAATGGGTTGGAAAAAGGAAATCCTCAAGGTCTGGCCGGGGCTGAAGATCAATGTGATCGACGGAACGGCCACTCAACGGCGCAAGCTGCTGGAGGAAGAGGCACACGTATATATAATCAACTGGGAATCCATTCGAGCACATTCCAAGCTGAAACCCTTCGGCTCCATTGCGCTCAAGCGCTGTACAGAGTGCAAGGGACTTGACAACAAAATCAAGGCAGCGACCTGTGAGGCTCACGCCAAGGAACTGAACGCAATTGAGTTCAAGTCTGTTATCGGTGACGAAATCCACCGTATCAAAGATCCTGCATCCAAGACCGCCCGTGCGTTCAAGGCTGCTACCGGAGATGCGGAGATCAGGATTGGACTTTCGGGTACTCCGATTGCCTCGAATCCTGAAGACCTGTTCTCTCCGCTGAACTGGCTGTTTCCGGAGGCTTACCCGTCCCGGAACAAGTTCATCGACCGATTTTGCATCACTGCGGATTCGGCATGGGGCGGTAAGATCGTCATTGGTATCCGTCCTGAGATGGAGCAAGAGTTCTTCAACGGCATCGACCCGTTCACGCGTCGTATGTCCAAGGAAGTAATTCTACCGTTCCTGCCTCCGGTTGTCTACGAACGTAGAGACGTGGAGATGGGCACCAAGCAGGCCAAGGCGTACAAGCAGATGCAAGAGCAGATGATCGCTGAGGTAGAGGGTGGAGACATCATCTACACCACATCGCCGCTCACCAAACTCACAAGGCTCCTGCAATTCTCTTCGGCCTTCGCTGAGGTAGAGTATCGTGATATTTACGATCCTAAGCTCGCAGCAGTGGTCAACAAGGCGTACGTCCGTCTCTCCGACCCATCGTGCAAGCTTGATGCTTTCATGGATGATCTGGAAGACTATGGCGACGAATCATTGGTAATCTTTGCAGTGTCCTCCCAGCTTATCAACATGCTATCAGCACGTCTGGATAAGCTCAAGATTCCGCACGGACTAATTACCGGTGATCAGGATGCCAAAGAGCGCGAAATGCACATGGAAAACTTCCAGTCTGGAAGGACCAAGTACATTCTGTGCACCATTGCTGCCGGTGGAACCGGTATTACCCTCACAAAGGGCAGTACAGCCGTCTTCCTCCAGCGCTCTTGGTCCATGATCGAGAACCTACAGGCTGAGGCACGAGTTCACCGTATCGGTTCGGAAGTCTATGACTTTATCCGGATCGTGGATTACGTCACAAAGGATTCCAGTGAGGAGATTGTCTTCAAGGCGGTAGAGGAGAAATCCAACCAGCTTGAGTACATCCTGAGGGACAAGCTACTGATGGAGAAGTTCATCAGGGGCGAACTATCAATAAAACCAGAAGAAACGAAAGAAAACGAATGACAGAACCAACAACAGCCAAGCGTCCCGTCAACATTGATGAGATCGAACTTATTCCGGCAAGGTTTCGCAGTGACGTGACAGTTCAGCTTGTGGACTCCATGGGCACGGAGGAGAATATTGTACGCTCCGCTAGGGTTTCCACCAAGGGAGCCGATTCTAGGGGCACAGAAGCCAACACAGGGCTTGTCAGGTACCTTTACCGCGAAGGACACGGTACTCCGTTTGAATCATGTGTCCTTCAGTGGTACTTTGAGACTCCCATCTTTGTGGACCGCCAGATCATGACCCACCGTATCGCTTCCACCAACGGTGAGTCTGGCCGGTATAAGACGATGGAAGGCGAGTTCTACGTCGTTGGAGAGGACCGTCCCTTGGTACAGGTAGGCAAGGTCGGAGCGTATACTTTCGAACTTGGCCGTCCTGACCAGCGTGGCGCTGTCCAGTTCGTGCAAAAGGCAGCAGCGGAATCAGCATGGGAGAACTACCAGAAGCTCAAGGCTTATGGGATCTCCAACGAGGTAGCACGGGAGCACCTTCCTACTACGCTCTACGTGTCCCGCTATTGGACGGCAAATTTGAGGGCAACCCTCAACTTCATGTCTCTTCGTAAGGACTGGGGACCGGATGCTCTGCACCAGTCCAAGGCCCAGTACGAGATCGCGCTCATGGTTGAACCCATGGCAGAAATTGTCAAAGAGAAGTTCCCCACAGTGTGGGAGTGCTTCGTTGAAAGCGGCTACCGAGCCGTTTGACATTCAAACAAAGTTAGGCTAAAATGGGATACAATACAGAGCCTTTCTTGGGGAGGAATCCGGAGTCGGTGTCTATCACCAACTCCGAGATTCAGACCTTCAAGGATTGCCGACGCAAATGGTGGCTTGGGACATACCGAGCGCTGAAGCCGAAGAACAAGACCTATGTCGGCCCTCTTACCCTTGGTATCCGCATTCACAATGCGCTGGAGTTGTTTTACACGACTGGTGAGAATCCGGTTGATGAATATGAACGTCTTCAGCGCATTGACAATGCGTTGTTCGAAGCCAGTAATGATGCGAACTTTGAGGACAAGGTAAAGAAGTTCAACAGCGAAGCCGAACTAGGGCGTATCATGCTTGAGGGCTACATGGAGTGGATGGCAGAGACCAATCCCGACGCGGATATTGAAGTGATCGCGGCTGAATCGAAGCTCTCCACCCGTCTGGAAATGGACCCGCGTGTTGAACTGATGGGAAAGACCGACCTCAAGGTCCGTAGAGCCTCCAGCGGTCGGCATGCACTGATGGACCATAAGTCGGCAGCATCCTTCAACTCATACTACGAGACTTCCCACATGTCAGAACAGCTTATGCTCTACGTCATTTTGGAGAAGCTGGATACCGTGAACGGTGATCCCAAAGTAGATGGGGGAATCTACAACCTTCTCAAGAAGGTCAAGCGTTCCTCAAAAGCAAGTCCTCCGTTCTACGAGAGGCTGGATGTCAGATTCAACGACAAGCAGCTTCAGTCGTTCTGGATTAGGACAATGGGTACTGTTCGTGATATAATGGAACTACGCGACAGGCTGGATGCCGGTGAGGATCACCGTTTCTATGCATACCCAAGCCCCACAAAAGATTGCACATGGAAATGCCCATTCTTCCAAGTGTGCCCCATGTTTGATGATGGATCATCCGCAGAAGCTATGCTTGAAGAACTCTATGAACAAGCAGATCCTAATGCGCGTTATGAAGAAGAAAACGAATAAGAAAGTGGTACTAAATGTCCGATAGATCGCTAACGATGCTTGTTCACGGCATGTCTGGAGCAGGTAAATCTACGCTAGCAACCTCGGCACCCAAGCCTCTACTGTATCTCGACGTAGAAATGGCAAGCAGGTTCCTCCGTGGCCGAAAGAAGAAGTGGAATCCACTTACGGAAGCGCCGCCTGAAGCTGATGGTTCTTGGGATATCTGCGTTGTAACTCTTGATGAGTTTGCAAAGGCCCAGAAAGCGTACGAGTACCTGAAGAGTGGCCGTCACCCGTTCAAGTCGGTAGTCGTTGACTCGATCTCCGAACTCCAGTCCAAGGCTGTAGAAAACATCAAGGGTCGTCAGCAGCTTCAAACACAGGACTGGGGAAAGCTCCTGTCTGTCATGTCGTTCTTCTGTCGAGATCTGCGAGACCTAGCCGGAACAGATGACAAGATTGACGCGGTAGTTATCACCGCCATGTCCCGTGACTACGATGGAATTGTGAAGCCGTACCTTCAGGGTCAGATCGCTTCTCAGGTTCCTTACTGGTTCGACATTACCGCGTACCTCTACATTCAGCAGGTCGCTGATCCCGTCACCGGAGAACTGCGCGATACGCGAAACCTCCTTGTAGGTAATCACCCGAACTACGAAGCCAAGTCACGTGTTCCCGGACTGCCTACAGTCATCGAGAACCCCGACGTAACGGTCATGCTCAACAACATCTTCGGTGAAGATGTTGCGGCTGCTCCAGTAGCGGCTCCTGTTCAGGATCTACCTCCTCAGGGTCCGTCCTTCGTTTCTCCGGATCTCGTTTCAGCCGGTCAGCCGGAACCACCTAGCCTCTAGTCCCTCCAATATAACTGAATACGCAAACAAAAACAATAACTGATAGGAAAATAACGAAAATGCCAGCACAGTCTTGGAAAGACCTCATGAACAAAGCCGAAGAGGGCGCAAAGGAATTTGCTATTCTTGATCCCGGTATGTACACGTTCGTGATCAAAGAACCCGCTAAGATCGGTCAGACCTCCAAGGAAAACCCCAAGTGGACTATCAACCCTTCGGTTGAGTCCGGTCCTCGTGCAAATGCCCGTGTATTCCACGACTTCATTGTCTCCGACAGCGCCTACGCCATGAAGACTTTCTTCTTCGGTGACCTTGCCGTTCTCGGTCTGGACGCGTCGTTCTTCGACCAGAATCCAAGCGAACAGCAGATTGCACAGGCTCTTCAGGGCCGTCGCTTTGTGGCAGAGGTTTACCACGAAGAAGGAAACAACGGGAAGACTTACGCTCGTCTGCGTAACTTCGCTCCTCCGACTTCGGCCCCGCCTGCTGCTGGGGTTCCGGGTGGGCTTCCGACCGCAGCGCCGATTCAGGCTGCTGCTCCGGTAGCTCCTCAGGTCCAGCCGACCATCGATGCAGGTTCACCGTGGGCAACCACTCCCGCCCCTGCTGCTCCCGCAGCACCGAGCTTCAACAACTCGGTCCCGCTCCCGCCGTCCTTCGGCTAAGCACTACCCCCTAAGGTGTGCCCTCGTAACTTCGGTTGCGGGGGCACACTTTTCCTATACACTACCAAGAAAGACAAAATGACTCTCGCTCAAGTAAAAGAATTCAATGAAACCTTCGGTGTGGCAATGTCCGCCACTCCTACGACTCGTGTCCCGACTGCGGGCCTACGTTACGAACTGATCCGAGAAGAACTTGAAGAGTTTTCGGAGGCAATGAATGCTCTTGATATTGTCGAGGTAGCTGACGCTCTTGGAGATATCCAGTATGTCGTGCACGGAGCGGTACTCGTATTCGGGCTGGAGCATCAGGATCTACACGTTGGTGTGGATTTGAGCGCATATTCCATCTTCATTGAGAAGGATCGTGAAATGTTGCTTTTCCATCTACATCGAGCCATACTGCATAACGACACCCGGAAACTCACGAGAGTTCTTGACAAACTTGCCGTTGAGGTCAAAAAGGTTGCGAAGGAACTAAGCATTGACCTTGAAGCCGTGGTAGATGCCATCCATGAGTCAAACATGAGCAAGCTTGGCGAAGACGGGAAACCCATCTACCGCGAAAATGATGGAAAGGTTATGAAGGGTCCAAACTACAAGACCCCGACCGATGACATCCGGAAGCTAGTCTTTGGGGATAACTATGCTCCAACCGGAGAATGACTTTGAAGGCCTACGCGAGAAGCTGACCGGCCTCGGGTATACGGGACTGCGGGAAGACGATGAGAGCCTTATACAGGCCCTCGTAGCGGTCCACCTGACCTTGGAGACCTTCGAGCTTTCTGAGGCCGCGAGAGGGGCCGTTATGGACCTCCTGAGTGCCAATGGGCGGAACGCTCTAGAGTCCGTCCCAGTGTTCGGAGAGGATGCTTGGAGAGACTTCGACTACGGAAACGTGAAACTAGGGGAATTCGTTCGGATCAAACCTGATGCATATGACTCTCCATCTGGAGTACGCCACAACGGTTTGGTGGGAATCCTCGCCTTCATGAATGGCGGAAAATGCACCGTAAAGTACATCGGATTGGCCTCCGGAAACAGCCAACCACACCCAATGGAAAAACTGGACTCTCTCAAGGGAGGGTACAATAGAAGACCCGCTAAAATTAATAAGGAGTAAAAAATGGTGACAGTTTACACCAAGCCCTCTTGCGTTCAGTGCAACGCAACCTACCGAGCACTTGACAAGAAGGGCATCGCCTATAACTCGCTGGATATCTCTCAGGATGCTGAAGCACTGGAGAACTTGAAGGCTCTCGGATACCAGCAGGCCCCAGTCGTGACCACTCCGATTGGTGACTGGTCAGGGTACAATCCGGGGAAGATCGAGGAACTTGCAGAGTACTACGCGACTCCGGTAGGGTAGCTTTGTTGGTGTTCTTTAGCTCTACGTCTGAGAACACCTTGAGATTCATAGAAAAACTAGATGTACCTGCTTTGAGGCTCCCCTTGAAGACCGCTGATGCTGGACTTGTCCGCGTTGATCAGGACTTTGTTCTGGTGACTCCTACTTACGGGGCCGGTGGTAAGGGGTTTGTCCCAAAGCAGGTCATCTCGTTTTTGAATCAGGAGGAAAATAGGGTAAGATGTAGAGGAGTAATCGGTTCTGGGAACATCAACTTCCATGGAGATTACTGTAAGGCTGGCGAGATCGTTTCCGCCAAGCTACAGGTACCCCTACTCTACCGATTTGAGCTAGCAGGTACCTCCGAAGACGTAACTAAAACAAAAGAAGGATTGTATACATTTTGGCAAAATTGACCGAAGAAAGCCCCATTGAACTAAACGCAGAACTAAATCTCTGGGATGCCGACCACAAGATCCAGTTCGACAAGGACAAGCTTGCTGCCCAGCAATTCTTTTTGCAGGTTGTGAATCCGGCCACCCAACATTTCTATAGTCTAGAGGAAAAGCTCAAGTTTCTCTTCGATAACGAGTACTATGAGCGCAAGGTCTGGGATCAGTACAACTTTACGGAAGTGAAGGATCTCTATAAGTTCGTGTACGGATTCGAACACCGTTTCGAGACCTACTTCTCTGCCTACAAGTTCTATGTCCAGTACGCCATGAAGACCTTTGACGGCAAGGCATGGCTGGAACGCTACGAGGACCGAGTTGTGGCAAACGCTCTGTTGCTTGGCCGTGGAGACATCAAGGTTGCCCGCCAGATCGCTGAGCAGATCATTACAGGCCGTCTCCAGCCTGCTACTCCTACCTTCTCCAATGCTGGAAAGGCTCAGCGTGGCGAATTCGTTTCCTGCTTCCTGCTCCGTATTGAAGACAACATGGAATCCATCGGGCGCTCCATCAACTCTGCCCTCCAGCTTTCCAAGCGTGGCGGTGGAGTTGCGCTTCTGCTCTCCAACATCCGTGAGATGGGCGCACCGATCAAGCACATTGAGGGAGCCTCATCAGGCATCATCCCGGTCATGAAGATGCTGGAAGACGCCTTTAGCTACGCCAACCAGCTTGGCACCCGTCAGGGCGCTGGAGCGGTCTACCTGAATGCCCATCACCCGGACATCGCCAAGTTCCTTGACACAAAGCGTGAGAACGCAGACGAGAAGATCCGAATCAAGACCCTCTCACTTGGTGTCGTGGTTCCGGACATCCTGTTCGAGCTTGCCAAGAACGGCGAAGAGATGTACCTCTTCTCTCCGTACGATGTTGAGCGCGTCTATGGAAAGCCGTTCGCGGACATCTCGATCACGGAGGAGTATCGTGAAATGGTTGCAGATCCACGAATCAAGAAGACCAAGTTCAAGGGCGGCGCTCGCGCATTCTTCACCCAGATTGCCGAACTGCTCTTCGAATCCGGGTATCCGTACATCCTCTTCGAGGACAACGCAAACAGGGATCACGCCATCGATGGTGGACGCATCAACATGTCCAACCTCTGTACCGAGATCCTTCAGGTAAACACTCCTTCCGAGTTTGCAGATGACCTCTCATATGATACGCTGGGCCGCGACATCTCCTGCAACCTTGCGTCTTTGAACATTGCAAAGACCATGGAAGGCGGTAACCTTGGGAAGACGGTCGCTACGGCTATCCGTGCGCTGTCTGCGGTCTCTGATCTGTCGGAGATTGATTCCGTTCCGTCTGTCCGTGAGGGTAACAACAGGAGCCGTGCAATCGGCTTGGGACAGATGAATCTCCACGGATTCTTTATCAAGCACGGCTGGAAGTATGGTAGCCCGGAGTCTTTGGACTTTACCAACGCATACTTCGGCGCTGTAGCCTATCACGCTTACCTTGCGTCTCATTTGCTTGCCAAGGAAACTGGAAGCCCGTTTGACGGATTCGAGAAGTCAAAGTATGCTGATCCGATGTACCTCACCCAGAAGTACAGTGCGGAAGGTATGCTTGACTACAGTGAAGACACCAAGGCGCTCTTTGAAGAGTACGAGATCTCCCTGCCCACTTTGGACGACTGGATTTATCTCGCAAACCAGATTGCCAACAATGGTGGCCTCTACAATGCCTACCTTCAGGCTATTCCTCCGACAGGCTCCATCTCGTACATCAACTACAGCACATCCAGCATCCACCCGGTAGCTGCCGCTGTAGAGGCGCGTAAGGAAGGTCTGACTGGGCGAGTTTACTTCCCTCAGCCGTACGTGACCAACGAGAACTTTGCGGACGTGGAGGACGCCTACGCCGTAGGCTGGCAGCGCACAATCGACGTATATGCTGAGGCAACAAAGCATGTCGATCAGGGTCTCTCCCTGACGCTGTTCTTCCCCGACACGGCCACGACGCGTGACATCAACAAGGCCCAGATCTACGCGTGGCGCAAGGGCATCAAGACGCTCTACTACTCTAGGGTACGGCAGGCAGCGCTAGCTGGTACTGAATCGGAAGAATGCGTCAGTTGCTCACTCTGATCTAACCTCTCTGGGTCATCTACGATTTGACGTTGTGGATGGCCCAGAGTATTCTTATCTTACACTTTACAACGAAGGAGACAATTGACGAAGGAAGCAATTAACTGGAACCGTATCGAGGATTCAGTTGACATTGACGTATGGAATAAGCTGATCAAGAATTTCTGGGTCAGCGAGAAGGTTCCCCTGTCGAACGACGTACAGTCGTGGGCGACCCTGACCAAGGAAGAACAGCTTGCCACGATGAGGGTCTTCACCGGCCTGACCCTGTTGGACACTATTCAGGGGACCGTGGGGGCAATCTCTCTCATCAAGGATGCTGTAACCCCTCATGAGGAAGCAGTATACACCAATATTGCCTTCATGGAGTCCGTGCACGCCAAGTCGTACTCGTCTATCTTCTCTACACTATGTTCAACCAAAGAGATCGATGACGCGTTCCGCTGGTCCCGTGAGAATAAGCAGCTACAGGCAAAGGCCGATCTGGTTCTGTCGCGCTACGGTGGAGATGACCCGCACAAGAAGAAAATCGCCTCAACCCTGCTTGAGAGCTTCCTCTTTTACTCCGGGTTCTATCTTCCGCTGTATTGGTCTTCCCGCACGAAGCTGACGAACACAGCAGACCTTATCCGCCTAATCATCCGCGACGAGGCCGTGCACGGTTACTACATCGGCTACAAGTACCAGCAGGGGCAGAAGCGGCTCACTGAGTCGGAGCGTCAGGGATACAAGGACTTCACGTATGAACTCCTGATGGATCTTTACGATATCGAAGAAGAGTACGCTCAGGGTCTCTACGATGATCTGGGCCTGACTGAGGATGTCAAGAAGTTCCTGAAGTACAACGCTAACAAGGCTCTGATGAATCTTGGCTACGAGCCTCTATTCAGCAAGGATCAGACAAACGTCTCAGCCACGATCCTGTCTGCCCTTGACCCCAACTCAGGCGAAAACCACGACTTCTTCTCTGGTTCCGGCTCCAGCTACGTCATTGGTACATCTGTGGAGACCGAGGACGAGGACTGGTCATTCTGATGATCAAGGTTACACCGTTTAACGAGGCTACTGCTACATATCAAGAGTGGTTCAAGAGACTGGATGAAGAGGGGCTAACACCGGAGCAGGCCTTCGATCCTTACAATGCTTTTCACTACTACACATACGCTGATTTGGAGTCGGTAGGCCTCGATATCGGACAGCACGAACAGGAGTATCCTTACACTATCTCAGGATCAACCGTAGGGGTGAACCCAGACGGATCGTACGTCACAAGCTTGACGATCCTTGTAGGGGGTGAGGAACAGTCAGTGAGTAATGTGGATCTACGTTGGATTCTTGGTCCTTCCTTTCCTGACATTGAGATGGACCCCGAATCGGATCAGTTCTTCGCCTACGCCAAGACAGAAGAGGATGCACAACTACTAGTTAGACTGCTGAATCAACCGGACCAGTTTGGTGCTTTGATTGAGGAAGTCCTGAATAGTTAACAAGGAGGTCCAACTGCTACGGCGGTTGGACTTTCCTGTTCGTTCATGGTAAGCTGAAGACATGAAAATCGGAATTGACATCGGAAACGTAATCATCGGTGGCGGTGGAGAAGACACACAATTCTTCACTGATCTCTACCTTGCGACCCCTGAAGTAGAGGGAGCTTGGGATTTTATACGAATCCTCTCCAAGGCTGGGCACGAGCTACATCTCGTTTCCAAGTGTGGCCTTAAAACTGAAGAGAAGTCTCTAAAGTGGTTGGACGCCAACAGCTTCTTTCAGTGGCTACGCTTGCATCGAACCCATTTCGTCCGTAAGCATCATCTGAAGGCTCCGATGGCACAGGCTCTTGAGCTTGACATCTTCATTGATGACCGGCAGGATATAATTGACTCCATGGACGGTATCGTGGAGTACCCGATCCTGTTCACGTCATGGGAACAGACAAACACGGAACTGGAGAAAATTTTTGCTACGCAAGGGTGATATTGTCAAGGTGGTGTGTCCAGACGGCTCAGACAAGCTGGGTTTGATTTCTGAAGTCGGAGATGATACAATGATACGTATCGCAAAGAACTGGTTTGATCTTACTGATTGTGAAGTGACCGTGCTTCACAGAGAAAGTTGACACAAGGCTTCTGAGTATGGTATACTGTTACTTAGAAGTTATAGGTCAGTAGCGTAATTGGTTAACGCAACGGTCTCCAAAACCGTAGAGTGCAGGTTCGAGTCCTGTCTGGCCTGCAAGGTTCGCACATCCGTTAAAAAGTGCATCTCGGGGTGTGGCTCAGCTTGGTAGAGCGCCTGATTTGGGATCAGGAGGTCGCATGTTCAAATCATGTCATCCCGACGTAATAAACAAAGTATTTGGAAGGAAATTTGTTTGGCTAGGAGACCCAAGAGTATTTGGGAAGATAAAGACTCTCTTCTGAAAGCTTCTCAGTCGTCCAAGTCCATAGCAGATGCCGTCCGATCTCTAGGACTAGCTTCGAATAGTGGCAATAGGAAGCAGTTCAAATCCTATTGTAGTAAGTATGGTATAGATCTTCCTGTCTGGGACTATTCTTCAGGTGGGGGAGGGGCTAAGAAAACTTTAACTAATGCTGAAGTATTCTGCAACCCTAGCAAGGAACGTAATGGATCTAGGTTAAAGAGTATTCTACTCCGAGACTATGGATACGTGGACATCTGTGATGAATGTGGGTTGGGTCCGGAATGGAACGGCAAGCCAATTGTACTACAGTTGGATCACATTGATGGTAATAGACTGAACAATGAGATCAAAAATTTGCGAATATTGTGTCCAAACTGTCACACACAGACGGACACTTTCTCCAATAAGAGATCTACTCCTGATATTAGAGATATCTGCGCCTGTGGTTCAAAGAAGACTAGAAGTGCCTTCCAATGCTACAAATGTAGGGCATGCGACAGTGTGGGCGAAACAAAAGTTGACTATCCGGAACTTTCTGATATAATTAAGTTGATCAACTCAACCGGAAGTCTAGTTGGGGCCTCAAGGATCATCGGGGTTTCTGATAACGGCTTAAGGAAACATCTCAAGCGAAACGGGGTAGATCCCAGAGATGTAAATGCGTACGTCGTATAACGGCTAATATAGGGCGCTTCCACCGCTCTGATGAGGGTTCGATTCCCTCCGTACGCTCTCAGTTCAGAAAGGTAAACATGGATCTTTTCAGTATTATCTTCATTGGAGGGATCGCCTTTCTTCTCTACGTCGGGAAGAACGAGGACGATCTCGAAAAAGAACTGGACGAAGAGATTGATAATCTCTTGACGCCTTCTTAGCTCAGATGGTAGAGCACCTGTCTTGTAAACAGGATGTCGCCGGTTCGATCCCGGCAGAAGGCTCACAGTATTATGGCACTTTAGCTCAGTTGGACAAGAGCGCTGGCTTGAAACCCCAGAGGTCGCTGGTTCGAATCCAGTAGGTGCCGCTTTTGGTCTATAGTGTAATGGCAGCACTCGATGCTTTGGACTTCGCAGTCGAGGTTCGATCCCTCGTAGACCAGCGTGTGATATAATAGGTGTGTTACGTAACAACTCTAGGAGTACTAATGGCTAATCCAGCTACCAACAAGGTGTCTGAAGACACTCTCTTCACCCAGCAGGGCGCACGTCCTACTGAGGTCTCTGAAAACGAGCGCATTAACCTTGCCGACGCTTCCACAGGTGAAGTCGAAGCTACCGAAAACTCGGAAAACAAGCGTATTGAGACCGTAGTCTATCCGTAATCTCTAGTGATTAGGGGCTGACTACTAAGTAGTTGGCCCCTTTTCTTTTACCCATATCGTCTAACTGGCAGGACACCTGACTCTGACTCAGGCAATCGTAGGTTCGAATCCTCGGGTGGGTGCGTTTGACAATTTCAACCTTAGGACGTAAGATGGACTTTACTAAGCTAATCGAAACCCGCAGAAACAGAATCAAGAGGATTCACGAGCACATCAGCGCGGCGCAACAGAACTTGGAGTATGAAGAGGGAGTTCTGGAGGCACTGGTCAGACTTTCTCAGCAGGAAGTCTACACTCTTGAAGACCTAAATTACCTCTACGAGCGAATGAACGAAAATTCCTACTAAACTTTATACAACTTTATACGGGCATGTGGTGTAACGGTAAACACAAGATCCTGATAAGATCTAGACCGCAGTTCAACTCTGCGCTTGCCTACGTAAGATAAAAATCTACGGAAGGAGACTGAAATGGACGCTCTAGGTGTTGTACTTGCTATAATCATTGGACTTTTCTTTCTTCTTGTAGTATCGTATGTTGTGTGCATTGTTGTGGTACTCTTCAAAGGATTTATTGGCCTCAAGAGGAAGCAGGCAGAGTTCGAGAGGCGTTTCAGTAAGAATTACGAGCGAAGGCCACCGCGCAATTACAAGTAAATAATGGTCCGTTGGAGTAGCGGTTATCTCGCCTAACTTTCACTTAGGAGATCGCCAGTTCGAATCTGGTACGGACTACGCAAGCTCCTGTAGAGTAATGGTTATCTCGTTTCCCTCTCAAGGAAAAGAGTGCCGGTTCGAATCCGGTCAGGAGTACATGGTGGTTGCTCGCAACAGCTACCGTCTGCGGATATGGAAGAGTGCGTAGTGTCCATGTCACGGCAGATAAATTGGAGAGTAAACCGGACAGGCGCACCGGCACGGTCTTGAAAACCGATGGTACCGAAAGGTATGGCTTTCAAATAGTCTGCTCTCCGCTTAGAATAAAGGTTGGTGACTGTGCGAGAAAGAATTTTGGAGCTTCGTGGACGAGGATACTCCTACAATAGGATTATAGAAATCTTAGGATGTTCCAAAAGCACGGTCTCGTATTATATTGGTAAAGGTCAGAAGGAAAAACACGCGGATCGGCAAAAATCGAGACGTAAAAATGACATACTTCGTCAGAGAACAGAGAGATTTAAAAGTACACCCGCAAAAGGTAACCCTAAACCAGTGCCAAAGGCGGATTATGCGAAGAGGATGCGGCACAAAATCGAAGACTTCCATAGAACCACAGATGGATACGATGATCGAAACTTTACCCTAGCTGATGTTTGGAAGAAGATCGGAGATCGACCTATATGTCATATCTCAGGTAGAGATATTGATCTAAGTGATCCTCATGCTTTTGCCTTTGATCATATCATTCCGAGGTCCAAAGGCGGCGATAACTCACTAGAGAACCTAGGTGTCGCAACAAAGGAAGCCAACTTAGCTAAAAGTAACCTCACCATGGAAGAACTCTTGAATCTCTGCTCAGACATACTCAGACATAATGGATATTCAGTAACAAAATCTGGAGAGTAGCCCTGTAAGGTTGCAGGCCACGCTTGGAAAGCGTGTGGCAGTGAAAGCTGTGGGATTCGAGTTCTCTGCTCTCCGCGAATGATATACTTTAGGAGTTAAAAAACTTCTATGGAGGACCGATGTCCGAGGAAAAAACTTTCAACTGGAAGCCAACGTTTGATGCACGTTCAAAGGCTTTCCCAATCCGCGCCGCAATTCCGGAACGTCCCAAGCGTCGTACCAAGAAATGGCGCAACGGGGTCATCCTAGATCAGGGCCGTGAAGGTGCCTGTGTGGGCTTCGGATGGGCCGCTGAGGCCCTTTCAACTCCTGTTGCAGTAGATCTTACTCGACTCAAGGCCGATGCGCCAGAAGACCCTACAGCGTTTGCCCAAGCTATTTATCACCGCGCAAAACAGATCGACTGGTGGGATGGCGAAGATTATGAGGGAACATCTGTTTTGGCTGGTGCCAAGGCAATGCAGGAGCTTGGGCTGCTCAAGGAATACCGTTGGTGCTTCAACATTGAAGATGTCATCGACGCGATCCTTGTCAAGGGTCCGGTTGTTCTCGGGATTTACTGGTACGAGAGCATGTATGAGGCTCCAAACGGAATTCTGAAGGTAAATGGTCCAATTGTTGGTGGACACTGTATCACTGCTGTTGGCTTCAAGCTGGCAAAGGATTCAGCAACCGGCGAAGACACCGTAATCCTTCAGAACTCTTGGGGGTATAGCTGGGGAGAGTGGGGTCTCGCTGAGATCCGGGTCTCTGATCTGGCCGCACTTCTCAGGAACGACGGTGAGGCTTGTGTACCGTCAAAGCGCAGTTACGGAAGATAAACATCTAAGAGAAAGATACACTTTGAAGAAACTGAAGAAGGCCTTTGTATCCGTTGGTGTGGCTGTTGCCCTGACCTTCGGTCTGGCCGTGGGGGGATCTACGGTTGCTGCCCAGCCAGCACAGGCGTACTCTGGATCATATGATTACTACACCTACGCATGGTGCCATATCTACTACTACAAGTGGAGAGACTACAGTTGGTGGGAAGAGTTCTGGTACTTCAAGAGGGACGGCTATGAGATAGTCGCCATCGAGCGCTATTGTTGACACGCCTTTTCAAAAGGTGGTATAATAGTTAGACAGTTAGGGTTCTGTAAAAACCCACACTCGGTTCTTTAGCTCAACTGGTAGAGCGCCAGTCTTACACACTGGATGTTATGGGTTCGAGTCCCTTAGGAACCACGGCAGTAATGCTCCTGTGGTGAAATTGGCAGACACGCCGCACTCAAAATGCGGTCCCTTCGGGGGTGTGGGTTCGAATCCCACCGGGAGTACCAGTGGGTCATAGCTCAGCCGGTAGAGCACCTTGCTCATAACAAGAGTGTCGCGGGTTCAAGTCCCGCTGGCCCAACCAAGCCTCTATAGCTCAGCGGAAGAGCGTAACCCTACGAAGGTTAGCGTCGGCGGTTCGAATCCGTCTAGGGGTACTTTGGAGAGTAACGCTAGAAGGTTCTAGTCTCTGATTGCTAATCAGAAGGCGGCAAAGTTCGTGGGTTTCGAATACTCTGCTCTCCGCTTTACAAGATTTATTTAGTCTGGTATAATAGATTTACAATGTCAGAGTGGCGCAATTGGTTGACGCGTAACGTTGAGGTCGTTATGGACTTATGTCCGTGTGGGTTCGAGTCCCATCTCTGACACTTTACAATTGAATAATATTATGGGTGCGTGGCGGAATTGGCGAGACGCGCAGGGTTTAGGTTCCTGTACTATGATACATTGTGGGTTCAAGTCCCACCGCGCCTACGGTATATAAATGCCTTTATAGCTCAGTGGACAGAGCGGGGAGCTTCTACCTCCTAGGTCGTGGGTTCGAATCCTACTAAGGGCACGTAACAACTAAATAAGCCGGTACCCTAGTGGCCTAGGAGCGAGACTGTAAATCTCGTGTCATTGCGACAATGTGGGATCGATACCCTCTGCCGGTACGTAGTAAACTAGCCTCTATAGCTGAGTGGTATAGCACCGTCCTCTTAAGTCGGGGAGCTTGGTTCGATTCCAAGTGGGGGCACGTTGGATTAGTGTAAGGAAATTCTAGATATTAGCACTCTCCCATGTTCAGGGAGAAGTTCCAGTTTGACTCTGGAGTCCACAGCCACTTGCCTTTGTAGCTCAGTCTGGTCTAGAGCAGCGTACTTTTAATACGCGGGTCTTGGGTTCGAATCCCAACGGGGGCACCATACTGTATAATTGAACCTACCAACAGTAGGAGAAATTATGCACGACCTCAAGTCGAAAATCCTTGACTTCTGGGAACTCTTCCAGAACGACATGGCATTCAATAAACGACTCCACGGCTGGCTAACCCTTATCTGGTTCGTAGCCGCCTTCCCAATCGCAATCTGGCTCTCCGAGTCTGTACCGTTTCTGGTTTTTGTTTCGGTATACGCTGTGGTAGGATTCCACTGGAGTATTTGGTTCCAGACCAAAATTGAGAAGAAACACGAAGACAAGCCGGTAGAAGATCAAGTTCTAGGCAAGCTTGACGAAGATACCGATGTCGAAGTAGACTCGGACAAGAAGATTCACTCAAGTTGACACTCAAACAGTCGGGTGGTAGACTTGAAACATAACGACGAACGACTAACAGAAAAGGAACACTTATGACTAAGCTCAATCAGATCATTGCCGTAGAAAAGGGCGTCAAGTCCAAGGCAACCCGCGATTTCACCGACCTCCACCGCGGAGTCCTCAAGACCCCTCTTCTTCAGGGTCTCTCCCGTACCTACCAGCCGAAGGATGAGGAAGGCGATCAGCTTCCTCCGGAGTCCACGCTGGTTCAGGTTAAGGCCGAAGAGGTCATCGGCAAGGTGGCTGACACCCTCACCAACCTCTTTGATGTCACCCTGACCAAGGAGAAGGCCAACGCTGTCGCTACCGCCGACGTAAAGGTTGGCGACAAGACCATTCTCCGTGACGTTCCGGTGACCTACCTGCTCTTCCTTGAGAAGCAGCTTAACGACGTTCACACGTTCGTCTCCAAGCTCCCGACTCTTGACCCGTCTCAGGAGTGGACCTATGACCCAGCAGCAGGCCAGTACTCCACTGCTGTCACCCAGACCGTTCGCACCAAGAAGGTGCCGAAGAACTGGGTCAAGGCTGAAGCCACCGACAAGCACCCTGCTCAGGTTGAGATCTTCCACGAAGATGTCATCGTGGGTACGTGGTCCAAGAAGGAGTTCTCCGGTGCGCTCCCGGCCACCCGAGTCAACGAACTTATTACCCGTGTTGAAGCCCTCCAGACCGCTGTGAAGTTTGCACGCGAAGAGGCCAACAACACCGAAGTCACGAATGCCCAAGCTGGCAAGGCCGTGTTTGACTACTTGTTCGCCAAGTAGTCCCCTAGATTCCCTGTTGAGCACAGGGTAGCGCGTGTAGCGCATAGACTGAAGTTAAAATTCAGACTGATAGCCCAGACCGCCCAGTGATGGTTCGACCCCATCCCCTCCGACTCGACGGAGGGTAGCCCAATGGTAGAGGCACGGAGTAAGCGTATCAAGTTCAGATTATTGCTCCAGACTAAGCACAACTACCGCACACGTCTAATCGACCGTCCAAAAACTAAATTACGCGGCAGGGGTTCGAATCCCCTTCCGGCCTCTGTGTCCAAGACACTGCACCAATCCATGGCCGGATAGCTTAGTGGCAGAGCGCTTAATCTCAGAATGATTTTTGGACTTAAACGTGTAGATGTGATAAACTATGTGGACATTAGCTAAGACCTCCAGTCGTCGGATATGCGACTGGAGGTCGTCCCACATTCAAGGAGAACCCATGCCACAGTCCCGAGAAGATAGAATTTACCTAGCCTACAAGACAACTAAGGCGAAGCTCCAGAGCGAAGGCTTGACAGATCGACTGCATGGGCGTACACTTCTATATATCGCACAGGTTTTCAATGTTTCTCCCCTAGTGATTCAAAAGATCGTTAGGGATAGGCAAAAGTAACAACGGAAGTTAGTTTTGAGTCCAAAGGCCACGTTTCTAAAGTACACGGAAACAAAAGAGGCTGGGCAGGCAAAACACTGGGTGTAGTCCCAGAGACGAAGGTTCGAACCCTTCACGTCCGACGAGTCTGGTGGCGCTCTTGTTTTACAGCCACTTGGGTAGGGTCGCTCCCTACAGGGCCGGATGGACGCATCCACGGTAGAAAGTCCGCGCAGGACGAAGAGGTTCGAATCCTCAAGGCCCACTGCAAGCACAACGGACAAGGCTATGGACCGTAACAGAAAGTTCAAGCGGTAGGAGACTTCGGTCGCTTTTACTACTCAATGATTTCTCAGCCGGTTTGGGATGCGCGTGGTTGACCAGCTTGCTTCATTTAGATAGAACTATAGGAAATGTATGAATTCGATCCAATACAGGTATAAAGCTCAGGTCGTCAAGTGGGTGGATGGAGATACCGTAGACATGTTGGTGGATCTAGGATTCTACCATTTCGTCAAGACCCGATTCCGACTCTATGGAATTGACACCCCGGAACGAGGCGATGCCCTCTGGGGAGAGGCTACTACCTTTGCTGAGCTTATGGCTCCGGAAGGAACTGAGGTAGTTATCGATGTCTATAAGAGCGCAGACAAGTACGGTCGTTGGCTGGTGAACATATTTGTTGAGGGCCAGTCCGTCAACGAATCCCTTGTATCGTCTGGATTTGCAGTCCCTTACTCGGTCTAGTTGACAAAGATCTAACATAGAGTATAATAGTCGGATGCTAAAATAGAGTATACCATACTCTATCTTAGGACTCCGACATGGCACTCTCATGGCCGGTCGATGCCCCTGTTACCCAGCAGTTTGCATCGAATCCCAACTCTATTCAGCCTAACGGCCACACCGGAATTGACTTCGGTGTTCCTACAGGCACGCCCATTTACGCAGCCGATTCCGGAAACGTTATGTTCGCTGACTGGGCTTGGAAGCTCTCTCCATCGAACCAATGGTGGATTGCTCCGGACTACGCTGGTATTTGTGTTGTCATCAACCACAACGACGGATTCCTGACCCTTTACGCTCACCTGAACTCCACTGACCTGAACGACGGCCAGTTTGTTGAGAAGGGCCAGCTTATCGGCCTCTCAGGGTCCACAGGACTCTCTACCGGACCTCACCTACACTTTGAGGTACTTGGCTGGCCGCTACAGCCTTACAACGGCTTCTACGGGCGTCTGGACCCGAACGCGTACTGTGGAGGACTTGCACAGGCTCCTACAGTTGCTCCTAACCAGCGAGTAGTTGGTCAGTATGGAGCCATTGAGCGTACAGCAGCCAGTTCCAAGTCGGCAGCAGGTAAGACCTATGGGCATGGAGATGTACTGACCTTCAAGGGCTATGTTCACGGTGAATTCGTCAATGGAACAGACCTTTGGTTCGTTGGTGCGTACTCAGGAACTTTCTTCTCTGCTTCGGCATTTGACGACGGTGGAGTTTCCGGCCTTCAGGATCTAACCCCGGCCCCTGCTCCTGTCGAGATCGGAGCTACCCAAAGACGTGTGTCCATCGAGAAGGCGAACTACCGTAAGACTCCTAGCGTCAGCGGTGAACTCATTCAGCAGTTCAACAAGGGAGATATTCTAAACTTCTCGCACTGGACTTACGGTGAGATGTTTGAGGGAAAGAACATCTGGCTCAAGGGTGCAATCTCAGGCGGATACGTCTGGGAAGGAGCCTTGGAAGGCAACCCGACCAATGGACTGATCCAAGAAACATCAACTCCGACACCAGCGCCTACCCCGACTCCTGCTCCTGAGACACCTTCCGTCCCGGTTCCAGCGAAGTACTCATTTACACCTGACTTCGACTTCGTTGAGGTCATTCCGGCAGCGCTCCCGAACTTCATGTTTGGGAACTTCCCGCAGAATCAGGAAGACGTGGTTATCCACCAGTTCGGAACGCTGGGTGTGGATACTCTCAACAGTACCATCAACACCTTCACAAACGGAGGACTTGAGAGGGTGGCTTCCGCACACTTCGTGGTCTCAGGCAAGCGCATCATTCAGATGGTAAGCCTCAAGGACCGTGCGTACCACGCTGGAGCAGTTGGAAACAACTATGTCGGAATCGAGACCGATCCGGCACAGGACGCAGATACCATTGCGTCCACCAAGAAGCTTCTTGCGGCTCTCAAAGAGAAGTACGGCAAGGAACTGAGGAAGCATCTCCACAAGAATATCCCCGGAAATTCGACAAACTGCGGAGCTTCGATTACACTGTCCAAGTACGATCTAGACATTCCGGTCGTACCCGACCCAACTCCGGTCCCAGTACCGGTACCAACTCCCGAGCCAACACCGGCTCCGGTAGTCGATGAGGAAGCCATCATTGATGACTTCCTTGGCTCGCTGAAGAAGATTTACTTCGACAGCAAGTAAAACCCTCTAGAATCAGAAGAGCAGGGATTTGCGATTTGCGTCCCTGCTCTTTCTGTTATAGAATAGTTACCTGTCCATGCCACTCCCCTACAAGAAAGAAAAAGGCAGCCTAGCAATTCGTTCAACCACACAGGAATTATGAATACTAAAACTAAACTCACAGCCCTCGTAACTTCTACCCTGCTCACGGTGGCCCTCGCAGGACCAGCAAACGCCGCCAGCCCCACAACAGACGAACCACTATCCGAGTCAGTACCAACCAACTCGATCCCCGTTGTGGCTTCCCCTGTCTCCATCATCTTCGAGAGTCCAGCAGTCACCACGACTCCTGCCGACTCCCCAACTGCCCCAGTTGTTGAGGTAGCTGCACAGCCAGCCGCTCCAGCAAAGGCAACTCGAATTGAAACCACACCGAACGGTTTTGGTGGCATCGCTACGGCTATTGCGGTTGCAGACACTCCCGCATCCTCAAAGGGCGCTTCCATAGCCGCAGCAGCGTACGCTCAGATCGGTGTCCACCAAGACTGCACCATGCTTGTCACCAATGCCCTACGTGCAGTCGGAATCAACCACCACGGATGGCCCGCCAGCTACGCAGCCCTAGGAACTCAGGTTTCCGTCCCACAGGCCGGTGACATCCTGATCTACCAGAACGCGGGTGCTGGTGTTCCACACGTTGCCATCTACGTCGGCAATGGTAAAGCCATCCACGGAGGATTCAACGGCTCCACTGTCCTCTTCTCCGCAAACGTCGGCTCCGGTTACGCAGCTTACCGAGTTGCATAACTAGTAAACCTACGATATAATTGAATAGTGCGCTCATTCGACAGGAGAGGTTCCTGCCCCGTCTCATAAGCGGAGTACAGTGGTTCGAGTCCACTATGAGCGACTGGTAAGTAAAATAACGACGAAAGATAAACTATGACAAACCCTGATTACACAGCACTCCTCTTCATCATCGACCGATCTGGCTCCATGGCTCTGATCAAGGACGACATGGAAGGCGGAATCAACGGCGTCCTCGAAGAGCAGAAGGCTCTCCCCGGAAAAGTTACGGTGGATATCGCCTACTTCGACAGTGAGCTAACCTATGATGAGCAATTCCTGTCCCTTGATTCTGCTGCAATCGAAATCCATCCTCGTGGCCTGACGGCACTGCATGACGCCATCGTGGTCAGCACCACGAAATTCGGAGAGGCCCTGTCTCAGCTTCCGGAAGACGAGCGACCCGGAAACGTTCTGGTCATTATCGTCACAGACGGTGAAGAGAACGCTTCATGTGAGGTCTCGATCTCCGATGTCAAGGAAATCATCACCCAGCAGCAGGACGTGTATAACTGGCAGTTCCTTTTCCTAGGCGCAAATCAGGACGCCATCGAAACCGGAGAATCCTTCGGATTGCGTAAGGGCGCTTCCATGACCTACGATGCCAACGCCCGTGGTGTTGCAGATGCATCCATTCTCATTGCCGGTACGATCTCCAATACACGTCTAGGGTACTAGTGACAGATTTTTTTGACGGCCCTCTCCTCGGATTTGATATCGAATCAACCGGAGTCGATCAGTTCGAGGACAGGATCGTAACCTTCTCTATGGTCTATTCTCCAGCAGAGGGAGCAACCCCTACCGTTCTGGAGTGGAAGCTAGATCCGGGTGTTGAGATCGCTGAGGGTGCCACGGCTGTCCACGGAATCAGCACAGCCTACGCCCGAGAGTTCTTCATGGATGCTTCGAAGGCAATGCCCTTCATTGCCCGAAGACTTGAGGCTGTGGTACAGGGCGGTATTCCTCTGGTAATCTATAACGCTCCGTTCGATACAACCATGCTGTGGGCTGAGTTTGAGCGCTACAACGTACCTCTGACCTTCACCAAGGAACAGATGTACGCTAAGGTCATCGACCCGCTGGTCATTGACAAGGCGTGCGACAAGTTCCGAAAGGGAAGCCGCAAGCTGACAGACACCGCTAAGCTCTACGGTTACGATCTCACGAACGCCCACAACTCGACGGCGGACGTTGAGGCAACCCTTCACATTGCCCGACGTATGAAGAAATTCTTCAAGCCCGAGATGACGATTGAACTGTTGCAGGAATTCCAGAAGGATGCTAAGATCGAACAAAGCGAGTCCTTCCAAGAGTACAAACGTAAAGCAGAGAATGACCCCACCATCGTAATCAACAGTGAGTGGCCGTATCAGACGAAAGAGACAAATGCCGTATAACGATCCAAGACTCCCTGATTTCAATCCCCTCATCGACCTCGCCTCTGGCAATCGCTGACCGATACATTTCACTACGCTAAGGAAAAACATTGACAAATCATCTAGTAATCAGCCCCAAACAAGGCTCTCTTGGAGAATTGACTCTTCAGAGTTCTGACGGTAAGTTCCAACTCACCTTCCCTAGGGTAAGGGTGGAGACTCTTCCCGAAGTTCTTGAAATCTTTAGTACACAATATGAGAGCTATGTGTCTGCATTGGACAAATTTAATGGAGACCATCCAACACCAAAGGTAAGTCAAAAACTTTACCCTCTCGTCTAGTTGACACACAGTTAAATGGTATGGTATAATTAATTTTATACTTTGCGGGGTAGGGGAGTTCGGTTGTCCCCGCTGGCCTCATAAGCCAGAGATCATGGGTTCAAATCCCATCCGCCGCAACGATGTGTGGTACAGTTAGTAGCTCCTGAGGCTCTTGTCGGTTGTCAGATATGCGCTTTCTGTGCGCTGGACTTAGCGGTCTAGTAAATTCTCAAGAGGCGATAAGTGAGAGAACACACATTTTATTCCGCACTAGCTCAACGGCAGAGCACCCGACTGTTAATCGGGCGGTTCTTGGTTCGAATCCAAGGTGCGGAGCGCAATTTAATGCCGCGAGGCCGTTAAACATCCCAACAGTGTAGTGAACCAGCCACTCGGTTGACTGTCCGTTAACAGTCATTGGGGAATTGGTGCTAATGGAAACACATCTGTTTTGCAAGCAGAAGTCAGGGGTTCGACTCCCCTATTCTCCACTCGGTTTTCAGGTTGTCCGCAACAATCTGTCTCTATAGGTTACAATGTTGTCCTATTAGAAAGGTATTTCCGTGGCCCTTCGTCTTCACCAGTGTTTTGAATGTGCAACCCTCGTCAATGAGGAACCGAACCAGTATGGTAACGTTTATTGCGACAGACATAAGACTTGCGAGGATAGAAATACCTGTGTTATGCTGACTTGAGCGGAAGTTTCGGATAGGTCCACACGTCACTGGAGCGTGGCTCAAAAATCCAGTTATGGTCTTGTGGAGTAGTCGGGAGTACTCGTCACCCTGTCAAGGTGAAGATCGCGGGTTCAAATCCCGTCAGGACCGCTGTGGCTATAGCTCAAAGGTAGAGCGCCTGTTTGTGGCACAGGATACGTCGGATCGTTACCGACTAGTCACCCCATTTAATGAAAAACAAAGATAAAGTACAATAGAAGGAGCATTTTTGCGTCAGCTTGTCACGCTCGAAACCATTTCAGAAATCAACGAACACACAAATGCAGATGACCTTGAAATTGCCAAGGTGCGCGGCTGGAACGTTGTAGTCAAGAAGGGCGAATTTCAGCCCGGAGACGAAGTGGTTTACTTCGAAATCAACTCTTTCCTTCCCATTTCCGACCCTCGGTTCTCTTTCCTTGAACCTCGCGGTGTCCGCGTCCTTGACGGTGTAACGGGCCACGTTCTCGGTACTATCCGCCTGCGTGGTCAGTGGTCACAGGGCCTCATCAAGCCAGCTTCCGAATTCCCTGAAGGTCTCCCTGAGATCAAGAAGTGGGAGAAGCCTATTCCGGCTGAGATCGAAGGCACCACCGAAGGCCACTTCCTCTACGAGTTCGCCCCGAAGACTGATGCTGAGCGTATCCAGAATCTCGGTCGAGTCCTTGACGAAATCCTCACACATGAGTGGATCGCCACCGAGAAGATCGATGGAACCTCAACCACCATCGTCAATGATGGCGGCAACATCCGCATCTGCTCCCGCAACTGGGAGATCAGCCGACCCAGCGCCCGCTTTGATCTGGCCGACAAGCTCAACCTTGTTGAGATTCTACCTGAAGGCCACGCTCTTCAGGGAGAATACTACGGCGAGAACATCCAGTCCAACCCTCTGAAGATCAAGGGAACCGACTTCAAGGCGTTCAACCTGTACAAGAAGACCGAAAACGGCCCTGTCGTTGTTCCGTTCGATGAGTGGCCCGACGCATTGGTCCCTCTCCGCGTCCCTGTGCTGCCTCTGACGCTCCCGCAGACCATCGATGAGATTGTGGATCAGGCTGACGGAATGATGTCTGTAATCGCCCCACAGCGCCGCGCAGAGGGCATCGTGTGGCAGGGTCCGAAGGGCTTCCAGTTCCTCGGGAACCGTCCCGGCTTCAAGGCGATCTCCAACACCTACGCCGCAAAGCACGACAACTAAAGGAAAGGACAAATGAACCCTGTACTTATTGGCTCAAGTGCCATCCGCTACCACTTCCCCGATTTCCCTAGGGAACCCAAGGACTCTGATTTCTTTGGAGACAAGAACCTCCCGGAGAACCAAGGAAACCGTCCCGTCGAATCGTTCCACCACCCTGACCTAGAAAAGTGGCACTGGACTCCGTTCGTAGCATCTGTTGATGAGCTATACACTATCAAGGTTTCCCATGCTTTCTGGGAACTGAAGAACGGCTCTTGGAGCAAGCACATGATGGACGTTTTGTTTTTGCAGTCCAAGGGTGCTAAACTGATCCCAGAGTTGTACAAGATCCTGTACAAGGTCTGGGAAGACACCCACGGCAAGAAGAAGGCCAACCTTGAAGCGGACCCCGAAGAGTTCTTCAACGACAAGATTGTCAAGCGTGTCTACGACCACGACTCCATCCACGAATCCGTAGCCTACTACGACAGGCCTCTGTTTGAGCGCATTCTTCGTGATGACTCGGACGTGGCCGTAGACAAGTCAAAGTGGGACGCCCTGCCTCACGAGGACAAGCTGAAGATGGTTCGTGAAGAGGTCTACGCGACCGCCCTTGAGCGGAAGCTGATCCCTAGCGACTACAAATCCAGTCCCGGAGCAGCCTACAACTGGACCCTCCGCAAAACCATCACATCCCTGACCAAGGGCTGGTTTGCCTTGTTCGTTGTCGAAAACTTCAAAGACCTGACCAAGGCCGATGTCGATTACGTCAAACGACACAAGGACAACGCCCACATGCTTCGACCGTATAAGTAATCGAAAGGTAAACACTAACATGGCAGTAACAGATATTTCACAGGAAATCCTCGACTGGTACAACGTCAACGAGACGGATGAGACCGCTGAACACGTGTACGAGGCTTGGGAAGACTTCTACGAAGCTCTCTCCAGCAAGGAACACATTGCAAAGTACGGATACAACACGGCTGTTCTTCCGTCCGGTCCTGCCTACGTAGTTGAGGACTTCGGCGGCGAAGGACAGGGCGAGACCCGCTATGTCGTCTTCCAAGTAGGTGAGCAGTTCTTCCGCGTGGACGGCTACTACGCCTCATGGGACGGCACCACATGGGAAGACCCGACCCCGTACGAGGTTACCCCCAAGGAAGTCACTGTGATCCGATACGAGGCCATCTAAGTGGCTACAGTAGAAGAACTCAAGCAGGACATCATTGACTGGGTAAACACTAATCAGGGCAGCACATACGGTCATGCCAGTTTCTCCAGTGCGTTCTACGACTTTATAGAAGACCTCACATGGCGGGACGCTGAAATTGAACTCCGCTCCGGGACGGCCAAGGTTGTCGAGTTCATCGATGCTGGAGAAGGAGACTACTCCGCTGACACCCGCCTTGTCTTCTCAGTAAACGAGCAGCTTTTCCGTGTGGACGGACACTACGAATCGTGGGCTGGCAGCGAGTGGAATTCCGATGACATCTATGAAGTCTCTCCGGTTCCCGTAGTGGTAATCGAATATCAAAGGAAGGATCTCAATGGCATTTAGCTTCAAGACCATAGGTCAGGAAATTCACGTATGGTATCTCCTGAACAGGCCTCCGTACGACTACGACGGACCTAACAAGATGTTCTTTGATGCAATCGCTGACGGTACCGGCGTGGAGCTTGCTGAAGGTTTTGCCTTTCCGGTCGCCAAGAGCGAGACCGAGAGGTATCACGGCAACTCGTGGGTCGTCTTCGAGTACAGGGGGAAGCACTGGCGCATGGACATCGACGAGTACGATTCGTGGGAGGACGGCGACGAGCCTACTGAACCCTATGAGGTCTCGGCATCACCCGTCACCGTGATCGAGTATGTGAGGGTATAATGAGCGTTAAGGCACTGCAACAAGAAATCCTCGACTGGGCTGCTGCACAGGGAAGTCACTACCATAATACGGACTTGGATCTGTTCTGGTCACATCTGGAGTCCGGAGACGTTGAGCTTCCTTCCGGCACGGCAGAGTACGTGGATATGGAAACCAATATCGGTGATGGCGAGTCCATGGCGATCTTCTCCGTGGGAGGAACCTTCTACGGCTTGGTCGGAACCTACAGTTCGTGGGGAAGTGAATGGGACGCTGGGCCTTATGAGGTCGAAAAGCGCACCGTGACCATTGAGCGCTGGGAAACGCTCTAACCAATTTGAATGTATGGCCCTAGTCTGTTAGACTGGGGCCATACCCAATTTATGAAGGCAAAATGACAGCACCAATCACAGACATACTCGGAAACCAGCTTGACGTAGGGGATGAAGTTGCGGTAGCATTTCCTAATGGAAGGAGCAGCGCCGAACTCCGCGTAGGGGAAATCATTTCCTTCACCGAGAAGGAAAGAGATATCTGGAATCCGAGCCTAAGGGCGTGGTTTCCCGGACCTCCGATTATTCAGATTGAAATCAAGTGGGACAAAGACCGTTCAGCCGGATACAGTGTCCCGGAGAAGCCCACCAAGCTCAAGGACCATCAAGGCCGAATGGTCAAGATAAACTAACATACACTACAGGAAAAGGACTTAATTTGAAGATCGAAACCAAAGAAGCCACAGTCATTAGTAATGTCCCCGTTACCAAGAAGCGTGCAATGTCTATTGACGCAAGCGGGATGGCCCACATCATGGGACTTCTGACAAACCTGTACAACGACCGGGAACTCGCGGTCATCCGTGAATACTACACAAACGGTCTGGACGCCCACACAGCAGCCGGTATCACCAAGGCTGTAAAGATCACCCTGCCGACGTGGGACAAGCCTAACTACGTCGTTCAGGACTTCGGGATTGGTATGACTGAAGATGACATCCTCAATGTCTACTCCCAGTACGGAGCGTCTACCGGACGGGACAGCAACGATATCGTAGGAGGTTTCGGTCTCGGGTCTAAGTCCGCGTTCACTATCGCCAACCAGTTCACCGTCGTTTCTACCAAGGATGGAATCCGGACAACTGCCCTGTTCTCCAAGACGGCGAACGGTGTCTATGATGCCCAGATCGTGAACTCTCTTCGAACCACAGAATCCAACGGCACTCTGGTCAGTATCCCGATCAACACGCACATCTCCACTTTCAACAACAAAGCATACAAGTTCTTCGCTTTCTCCAAGCCGGGAACAGTACTTGTGGACGGTTCTGAGCCGCACTACGCTCTCCACGATGCACAGTGTTTGGAGAACCCGAACAACCCTGACATGGAGATCTTCCTGAAGCCCAAGCAGGACGGGGAATCGTATGTTATCATGGGAAGCGTCCCGTACGTGCTCTCCAATAGCGAAATCCAACTTAGCCTCTCCCGACTCAACGTCACGGCTTCCGCTGGATTCGTCCGGATGCCCAAGTACTTCCCAGTTCCGATTGGCTCCGTTGACCTCTCACCGAACCGTGAGGGCCTTCAGATGACCGACAAGACAAACGACCTGATTGACAGCTACATGTCCTTCATCGTCAATGACCTTCAGGAGATCGCCAAGAAGGAAATCGATGAGGTCAAGACTCTTGAGGAATTCTATGAAGCTCATTCCCGCTGGAACAACATCATCAGCGTCCCCAAGAAGTACAAGGGGGAAGCTGTACCGAACGAAATCAAGCTGGATAAACTTATCCGTATCATAGTCAAGACTAACTGGGGCAATGCATCCCACACCGAAACCGACTGGCTCAACGTCAAGGTACTTAGTCCTCGAATCGTTGTCACGGGGTACTCCTCTGAGAACTACAAGAAGGTCAACGGATATCTTACTCCTTACATGACGGCCAAGGATATCGACAGGGCTACCTTTATCATTACGGACAGCAAAGACATCCTGACGGACAAGTGGGTCCAGATGAGTGAGCACTTTACTTTCGTCTCCGGTGATGATATCATTGCTATTGGACGTGAGCAGCGTAAGAAGGAGCGTCAGGAGGCTTCCAAGCTCAACGGAACCGCCAAGAAGTCCAAGATCAAGTACCCTGTCCTCTTTGTGGAAGAGTCGGAAGTTCGATGGGTGGATCATGACGAGATCGATCAGTCTACACCGTACCTCCATGCAGCCGACATGATGGGAAGCATGTCAGATACCATCAAGAGCGTCTACAAGGCCTTCCAGTATGACATCCCTGTATCAGATACCACGAGTAAGTACTTCGAACTGGTGACTGACGCCACTGAAATCATTCTTCTTGGGAACACCCGGACTACCAGTGCCTTGCAGCAGCGAGTCAAGGAAACGCGTCCGCTGATCAACGAGATCAAGGAGGCAGTATCCAAGCTGGATACCATCATTACGGATGACCTTGTTCGCTACCACGCCGTAAATCAGAGTACATGGAAGAGGTTCCTCGTCAGTTCCGGGATCAACGACATGATTGATGATGTCAAAGACCCTGCTATCATTGAAATTATCAATCCTACGGCCAAGACTCTGGAGGATTACGAGCGTTTTGAGACTGTTACGGGAGCATTTGAGTGCTTCCGATTCCCCGGAATGGGCGGGATCAAGAGCATCGATATTACCAAGGACAAGACCGTGGAAAAGCTGGATGCAAAGTACCCGCTTGTTTCTGCTCTGAACGCATGGAGCCTGAAGCGTAACGGTGTGAAGCATGTTGTCAAGTACCTCAACATGGTACACGAGGACTCCAAGCTTCCTATCGGAGCTTGAGTTTCTAGTAAAAACCTGCTATACTGTAAAATAAATGAAAGGTTATATCTGAATGACAATGTTTTCCCTGACTGAGGATGCCAAGGGTAAGTCCCTTGCGCTCTTCTACGCTGACGGTGACAGCGAAACGATCCCCGAAACCCATGTAAGCTTCCAGCCAATCATCGATCTTCTCTTTTCTGGAAAAGCTACTGATGAGCAGGTCCGGGATCTGACAGGAGTCCTTGAGACCGTTGCCCGTAAGATGTCCGCGCTCTCTGAGCGGGTGTCTGTGGACGGCAAGACCGTGTACTTCGATGGCGATCCGCTGGCCGGTGAGCTTTCCGAAGTCATCAAGTCGCTGTTTGCCGAAGGCAACACGAACTTCAAGCCTCTGGTCAACTTCCTTGAGAAGGCCAAGACCAACCCGTCCCAGCAGTCCGTGGATGACCTCTACCGCTGGATCAGGAAGGGAGACTTGGTTATTGATGCCGATGGCGATATCATCGCCTACAAGGGCGTTGGTAAGGACGCGAACGGTGTCTCCCAGTCCATCCACAAGGGCACCGCGTTTGTGAACGGTGTCGAGCACACCGGACACATTCCGAACGCTCCGGGCACGGTTATTTCCATGCCTCGCTCCGAGGTCGATCCGAACCAGATGGTTGGCTGCTCCACGGGCCTCCACGCCGGTACGTACGACTACGCCATGGAGTTCCTGAGATGGAACAGCGAAACCCGTCTGATCCTTGTCAAGATCAACCCGCGTGACGTTGTATCGGTTCCGACCGACGAGCAGGACCGCAAGATGCGAGTCTCCCGTTACTCCGTCCTTCAGCAGATCGAAGCCCGTCTCGAATCCGCCATCTACCAGCCTGCCCTTGGTGAAGATGAGGAAGACGAGGACTACGAAGAGGACTACGACGAGTCCTACGAGGACTACGACGAGGACGAAGACTACGAGGACGAGGACTACGAGGACGACGAGGCATGGGACGACTATGCCGACTGGGAGAAGGCTCTTCTCGATCCCGAACGCTACGAACTTGAGCTTGAGGAACGAAAGGCTCAGGAAGAAGTCGAAGAGGAGCCTGAAGAGGACTTGTCTGACTCTCTGCGTGCGGCTCTGACCCGATTCACCCA